ATTTGTTATCATGATATTAAAAAACGAAAAAAAATAGTAAAATATAATTATAAAAATATAGATGACATAATAAATACAATAATTAAATCATGTTATATTCCATTTTTAATCGATAATAATATGGTTTATAAAAAAAAATATATTGATGGAATAAATGCTTATATTTTTAAGCAACAGAATAACAGGAAAATTTTACATATGGAGTTGTTTGGTTATGATAAATTTATATATGCTTTAAATATTAAAAATGAAAAAACAAATTTTCATAGAATATTGTCTGGATTACTAGATGTTCATAGTTTTTTTATAAAAAAAAGCAATACGTCTATGTGTAGTTTTGTAAATGACTGGAATATTTTTAATAAATTTACTTATAATATAAAACTTTTATTAGAATATTTATTAGTAAATACATTTTATCTATTTATTTATTTAAAAAAATATATTCCAAAAGAATTTAAGGATAATTTAATTTTTAAAATAATTACAAAAATTACTTTTGAAATATTTAGTATAATTTTAGAAACTTATTGTTTATAAGTTTAAATTATTATTTATTTGTAAAATAATAATTTAATAAATGGATTCTATTGACATAACAGATTCGGTATTTTCTTTAGACGTTCCTGATTTAAACCAAGTTATAGGTAGCGTTGATGGTGTAGTAAGCAATGATTATACAATGTATATTTACATTGGAGTTGCCATATTAGTAATCATTATTGGCATGTTTATTTTTAAATTTTATCAAAATAAAAAAAGGGAGCAAAGTGGCGATGATTGTGAAGGTGGTTTCTGTACAATGAATCAAAAGTCACAGCAAATTTAGTAAATATTTTTTTTATTTTTTCGAGTTTTTGAACTATTGTTATATGGATTAAAAAATCCTGTTTTTTTACTTTTACTTTTAGTTTTTTTCTTTTTATTAGTAGTTTCATTTGTTTGTTTATGTATTTTAATATCATCTGGTTTATAATTAAAAAACCATTCTTCAAACATTTTTTTATTATTAGATTGTTTAAATTCTTTATATTTTTTTGCTTTTTCTGCTTTGATTTCTTCTACTGTTTCTTGATGTCCATAACATGTGATACTAAAACGCTTTAGTAATCCTTTTTGTGATAATCTATTTTTTTGTTGAACATCAAAAAGAAATTTTGACATACAAAGTATTCTATCAGTAAATTGTTTGTAATAATCTTTATTAGCATATAAAAATGCTAAATAAAAACTTAACATAGTATCTATCGTTGCTACTTTAACTTTTTTACCATTCATCATTAAAATATTATAACTATGACATCCAATGGGTTTATAAATAAAAAGAATGCTATCTTTGCCTATTTTAACTTCATAATGTTCAGGAACAATCTCTCCAACTGCATCTTGTTTTATTATTTTTACATTTTTTACACCATTATCATGTAATCGTTCTTTGATAATATCAGCAGTTTTTTCAGGATTGTTAGATAAAACATCAAAATCAGCTATATTTTCTAGTTTTTTTTTTAATTTTTTTGGCATATATTGAGAATAAAGAGTGTTAGCAAAACCACCAAAAAATACTACACCTTGATTTATTAAGGCGTTTTTAGTAGTGTCATAAATTTTCTCTTCGTTCTCTCTATTTTCCATTTCACGTTGAAAGTTAACCTCGTTACAATTAATATCTGTTATTGGATAATTCTTATTTAAAAGTGATAATCTTTTCAATACTTTTTCCCATCTGCTAATATCGCCTGCTGGTCTAGATAATTCAAGATACATAGACATTCTTAAAAAATTAGGAGGAGCATATAATAATCCATCAACACTTATAGCATCTCTTTTAAGAATATTATATATTTCTTTTGGCATATGAGTAATATCCGCAACAGCCATATAATTTACAAAAACTTTATATGTTCCATGATGTTGTCCAGATTTTGCTTCTACATCTAAAAACCCCTTTTTATAATAAATGTCTGCTAGTTCTTTTGCATCACTTAAAGCATTTTGAGAGAAGAAATCATAGTCAGGAACTTCAACTTCTTTGTTATAAAATCTATCTTCTTCAGGTAATATATTATTAATAGCAGTTCCACCATAACAAATCAATTTCTTATGTCTGATAAATTCTTCAACTATATCTATAATTTTTTGAACATCATCTGAATTAACTACACGCCTACCCATTTTATCTTCAGCTTCATCTACTGCCATACGTAATATTGCTAATTCACAATCAGAAAATGATAAATTTTTACATAGATTTTTATTTTTAGACATTCCTATATTATTCGATTAAAATAAAATTGAATAATATAATAAATTACAACGACCGAAAAGAAAAATGAGACAAAATTATCCTAAATTTGAGTGGTTGAAAGTATTACATTCTGTAAAATAAACAGATTGTTTGCTTTTCCATTTCTTTTTTATTTGAAATAGTGTAAAAGATAATATTTGATGTATCATGCTAATATTGTTGAATGGTTATGCTAAAAATTAAAACTATAGTAATCGGTTGATGAATTTCTAGTAGCATAAGAATAGTCTGGGTTTTGTGGTGTTGGAGCCGGAACTTTAACAGGTTGATATCTTAAATCAGCAGGCTTAAGTACAAAGGCATAACCTGCTCTATCAAAAAATAAAGCATTTTCCGTAAGATTATTATCAACAAATTGATATCTCATTGCTACCATTTGACAACCACTAGCTCTACAAACCAAACCGCTAGGATTAGCAGGATTTGTTTCATTATCAGGAGTGACTATAGTCATTCCACGTCTATTAAAATCAGTTAATTCATTAACATCAGGAGTATTTTTAACATTATAGTAATTATATTCTCTCATAAATACAGAATTACTTGCCAAATTAACATATTCTAATAAATTTTCATTTTCAATAAATGCAGGATTACTTCTATCCATTACTAAAATAACTTTATTTTGTAGTGACATTAAAGGAACATTTCCTAAATTTTTTCCTGCAATTTCGAAACTATACTTCATACCAAGCATAATATCATTATTGGATTTGAATATATCTGCTAATTTAGAATACATATTTTGATTATTACTTTTACATCTTAAATGAATAATAATGGGGTCAGTTGGATTAGGACATGTTGAACCAGAAAAAGCATAATTTCTTATTGTATCCATAACAGAACCAAAATTAACTGAATTAAATGTTTCCTTAACATAATAACTATCTGAAGTGCTTGTAGCAACAACAGGTTGATCATTAACCGAATAAACTTCAAAATCTAAACATCTAACGCCTTGTTTAATAACTGCTTTAAGGTTACATATATTAACAAAGTCGTTTTTATATGAACCACCACTACAAGCATTATAAGCAGTTTTAATATAATAATCAAACAAATTACCACTACAATCTGGGTCGTTAGAAGTAATTGGTCTTAAATTGCCATCAACACTTGGATATAACGAATTCATATAATCGCATGTAGAATTTTCAAGTCTTCTTAGATAAATCATATATCCTATAAAAATAATTAAAATTATACCGATAAATATGATTATTATATTACTCAATAAATCTGTATCCATATTTTTAATAGCGCTTAAATAACCGGTTGTTGTTTCGATGATTGACATTATTAATATATTATATTATTTTTAATTTTTCCTTTTGATTTAGAAATTTCACAATTTAATTCCTTAATGTGTTCTTCGTTATTCATTAAGGTAATATTAATAAATTATTTTTATATAATTTTTACTATATAAAATCGGTGTTCCAAAGGCACTACGTTTCGTGAAATGTTGTACAAAAGAATTGAAAATAAAGAAAATAAAGAAAATAAAGAAAATAAAGAATCATTAAATTATATTATGATGAAATAAAGAATTAAAAAAAAATACTATTATATACTAAATATGGCTGGAGGATTAATGCAATTAATATCGCAAGGAAATCAAAATGTAATTTTAAATTCAAACCCAGAAAAATCTTTTTTTAAATGTACTTATAAAAAGTATACAAATTATGGAAAACAAAATTTTAGACTTGATTATGAAGGTACTCCTACATTAAGTTTAACAACCGAAAGCACTTTTACATTTAAAGTAAAACGATATGCAGATTTACTTATGGATTGCTATATATGTATAACATTACCAAATATTTGGTCTCCAATTATGCCACCACAAGCGGTTACACAATCAGATGGAACAACTATATACACAGATTGGGCACCATATAATTTTGCTTGGATACAAAATTTAGGTGCTCAAATAATAAGTAAAATTACAATTAATTGTGGTAATCAACAATTACAGCAATATTCAGGACAATATATTCTTAATTCGGCTAGGAGGGATTTTAGTGAACGAAAAATAAATTTATTTAATGATATGATTGGTAATGTTTCTGAATTAAATGATCCAGCAAATTCTGGAGCTCGTGTAAATGCTTATCCAAATGCGTTTTATACAAATAGTCCTGCTGGAGCACAGCCCTCAATTATGGGTCGAACTTTATATATTCCACTAGGTTCATGGTTTAGTCTTCTCTCTACTCAAGCATTTCCATTGGTTGCTCTTCAATATAATGAATTATGGATAAATGTTTCATTTAGACCAATAAATGAGTGGTTTACAATTCGAGATGTAAAGGATTATGTAAATAATTATCCGGTTGTTGCTCCAAATTTCAATCAATTTTATATGCAATTCTACAGATTTTTACAAACACCGCCAGATGTAGAGTTAGGACCTACATCATATGTAGATATGAGAACTAATTGGTTTGCCGATATACATTTAAATTGTACATATGCTTTTCTCTCTGATGATGAATCTACAATTTTTGCGAAAAATGAACAAAAATACTTGATTAGACAAATTTATGAAAAACCTTACTATAATGTTACTGGTGCAAATAAAATTGATTTGGATTCATTAGGTATGGTTATAAGTTGGATGTTTTATTTCCAACGTAGTGATATTAATTTAAGAAATCAATGGTCGAATTACACAAATTGGCCATATGATTATATGCCACAAGATGTAACATTTGCTTCGACAGCGGGGAATTATAAAAACCCAAATCCTAGTCCTCCGCCTATTCCACCATTTTTAGGTCCTGGTTTAAATCCTGATGGA